TGATGCGGAAATGTGCGCCCGTCATTGTAGCGGGTGAACTCCGTTACAAGCGCCGTCTGCAGTAGCGTGTACTTGCGCAGCGCCTTGAACAGCTCCCACGGTGCACCAGCCATGGGCGTCCTTGAATAGATTGCCACTTTCATGTTATGCTTCCTCTCCTGCAGGGAACCTCATCTCTTCAATCCCCCCACAGTGCGGCGCTCGATGTCGGGGTCGATAAGCAGCACATGGTACATCTCAATGCACTCGGTGTCGGCCAGCGCCTCGAACTTGTGATAGAAGCCAGGCGACACGGCCGTGCACTGGCCAGGGCCCAGCACGGTGATGTCCTTTTGTGTTTTGCTGCGCCAAATGGTTATCTTCAGCTTGCCCGCCATCACATAGAACAGGTTGTATTTCTGTGTGTGCTTGTGCTCGCTGCAGTAGCCGCCTTTCTTTATGGCCAGGTGATGGGCCGAGCCCATTGCGCTGCGGAAGAACTCGGTGGTTTCGCCCCAGCTCTTGCCTTGTTTTGTTAGCATAGCACCTCCGTGTGCGGGCGCTTTGGCCAGCAGTTGAGTGCAGAGTCGGGGTTCAGGTTTACCACGTCAATGCCCTTTGGCTTGATAAGCGCGGCCGCCCGATTAAAGAACGGTATGAACCCCGTGGCCGTTTTTTCTTTCTGTGGTATTGGGTGGCCCGCGTGATAGTGGCTGTGCCCGTTTGCGTGCTTGCAATCGTAGCCCAGCAAATAGATGGGATTGGCACCCAGGCATACAGCCAGGTTTAATGCAGCGTAGCCGCTGTTGTTGCCGTGGCCTATGCCATCTTTCATCGTGAACGTGAACGCCCGCAGCCCGTGGTCATAATTAAGCCGCACCTTGACAAGGAAGAAATTTGGCGGCAGCTGTAGTGTGTATGTGGCCATCCACACCTTGTAGGCTTGCGACGTATGGAAATTTTCTTTTGCCGCAGCGCCGTCGCGCATCACCTTGGCATACTGATCGTTGAGCAGCCAGTTCAAAAAGCGCGTATCCATACTGAAGATTATCGTGGGCTCGAAGTGTTCAAAAGCGCGGTTGATGCCGATGGTGCGCTTGCCTTTGAGCAGCTTCCAGTCGAAGCCGCGCAGACTGGGCCCGCCGCCCACAATGAAGCACGGCTTCCCGTGCCATGCGTTGTCGGGCAGCACTTCTTGCAGCAGGCGGTTTTTGAACCGTTTGCTGGCATAGAGCCGTTCGTTGTTTGTTACTTTCATGGTGCCATGATGATGGGTTTCTTTTGCTTGCGGTAGTGCCGCAGCACGGCGTCAACCTTGTCAACACCAGTGAATACGGCATCTTTCCATTCGACGCCAAAGCCTTTGGTATAGCTGTAGTCGCCGATTTTTTCACTCTTGAAAGTGCCCGCGCCGCCATAGCCGAATGTGCCGTCGTTGATTGCGTCGACCAGCCAAATGGTGGCCTCTTTAATCGGTTGCGGCACGGCCTCGCCAAATGTGCCCACAAAGCGACAGTTATTGTGGCCGTAAGGGAACAGGCCCTCCAGCACTGTGTCGCCAGCTATGAAGGCCAGCAGTGCCAGTGTCGAGCCAGATACCAGGGCCCCGCTGGTGCACAAATCAAGGTACACGCTGTTCTCGCCGTAGGTGTACCACGTGTTGGTGAGTTCAACGCCACAGATGTAAACATGGTCGACCGTGATAATGTCGGCGTACAGCGGCAGTGTGATGCGGTTCTTGTCGTTGCCGTTTATCTCAATGTCAAAAGCCTTGACGTAGAAGTGACGGCCCAGGATTTTTTCGATCAGCTGTTCGGCGAAAGCTATGGCGTCAGCCTGGCATTGCGCGTCGCAGCCGCTGGGCCAGCTCTCTACATCAGCAGGATTGATGTAGTTGCCCATTGACTACCTCCTGGTGAAATTGGGCGGGCTGTTGCTGTGGGCTTGTCGCGCCCTGTCGGCAGCCCGCCCGTCTGTTTTCAAATGTCGTTGCTGTGCTTGCTTGTGGTTAATCAATCACCCGCTTCTGCGATACCGTGAAGTAGTCAATCCACATGTTGTGTGCCACGGCCTCGTCGTTGCGCAGGCCAAATCCAACCTTGAGCACTTCATCCTGTGGGATTGTGGTTGTCACTGTGCCAGTGGCCACGCAGTAGCCGCCTTCCTGGGCGTCGGTGAACACGAACCAATTTATGTGGCCCTCGCCGTCCCAGTGAAAGCTGATTGTGTACCAGGTCAGGTCAGCCAGGTCTACGCCTGTGTCCACGTTTGTTTGCACGCCATTGAGTTCTGTTGAAAATTCCAGGTCGTCGCCAGCGGCGTCAACGTGGAACACAACATAATCATCAGGTGCAGCGGCCCACCAGGTGTCGCCCGTGATGAGGCCGAACCAGAAACTGGCGTCGTCGGGGTCGTCGATTTTGAACCGTATCTCTGCATACAGCGGATAGCAGTTCACCAGCTGCCAGCACTCACACCCATAGACGAGTTCGTCCATGTCGTTTACCGCAGCTGCGTTGGTTACAATCAGCACACCGTTTACCATGTCCACACAGGTTTCGGCAGCGCTACCCTGGCCCTCTTCAACAGTGGTGATTGTCCAGCAATCATTGTTGAAGCAGCAGAAGTCTTCTTGCAGGCGGTGTGCAAATGGAATAGTATAGTATTTGAACCAATCCCATTTGTCGTGGTTGATGTGGTAGTTCAGAAACTGAATGTCGCGGATGAACCACTGCGGGTTATGGGTATCCACATTTGCAAGCGGATGTTCGTTTAGAGTCATTTTGTCCCTCCAAGTTTGTCGATTAATTCGGACTTCTTCATAAAGAAGCCGCCCGAAATTCCCACCTGTTTGGCAATGCTCCGCAGCTCGTTGATGGTATAGTCAGCGTAGTCCACGGTTTCGCTGTCGCCCAGCTTGCCGCGAACAACCTGTACCTCCACAAGTGGAAAGGCTTGAAGCTCTCGCGCCACTTTGGGGTCAGAGATGTCAACGGGCCTGCCGTATGGCAGGAAGAAATTACCAATGCACGTGGGAAAGCCTTGTGACCTTCCGTAATTCGTTGCCGTTGCCAACATGGCCTAGCACTCGTGCGCCAAGCAACGAACGAAAACAATGGCGTCCACGTTCTCGATGCTATAAGCAATCCGAATCGAGTAGAAGAAATACGTGGCCCTGTCGGGCGGCACACGCCATGTTTCAATGCGGATGTCACGCTGAATGCCAATGATCAGGTTCTGCTTGGTCACCAGCATGGCGTCGGTGTATTCACCACCAGCCAGCAGCCCGTAGGTGCCGTCGGCATCCTGGCCCAAATCAGTAGGCATGAGCGGCACGTCAATGATAGGCACCTTGCCATAGGCGGGGGGCACCTTACCCGTGAAGATCGCGTCTCCAAGGGCGGTGGCGCGTTCGCTCAGTGCGCCCAGGTAGTCCTGAGTCACAAGGTCGCTGTTGAGGAACACCATGTTTGCCAGCCCCATTTGCGCCTTATATTTGCTGGGCATGTTCTTCAGCATCTTGTGATACTTGAACTCCCAGCCGTAGGGCGCATTCGGGTCCTGTTCGGCGATTAGACCTGGGAACTTGAAGTCTGCACCAGGTTCATCTTGCCCGCTTGGGCAGCTGGCGCCACTCTGGCATACGCAGGCCTCTTTAAGATGCGCGCTCCCCGACACGGTGTTGACATACTGTTGCCCAGCCGCGCTGTGGTTGATGATGTACCGCCAGCCGTCGAACTGGCCGCGCGCGTCGTCGGGGCAGAAAGCATTGAGGCCATGGGTGTCGCCCATGTAGCCGATTTCCTCAAGTTCCATGGCGATCTTTTTGGCCACCAGGCTCATCAGTTTGTTCTTGAATGAAGCCTCGTTTTCCAGGTGCCGCAGGTCTTCAAGGTCTTTGTCGAAGATGGGAAACGCTCCAAGCAGTTCGCGGGTCTGCAGCTGGATGCGGTTCTGCACCCATTCCTTTTTGTACTTGGCCTCGTTGAACTGACCAGCGGGGTACAAGAAGCGGCCGTCGCCAAAGCCAATGGCGCGGATGTTTTCTTGCGGCCTGTCCATGCGCACAATGCGCGCATAGTCTTTCAGTGTGCTTTCATCAACCATGTAGTCGATGAACTGGTCGGCCTCTTTGGGGAGCAGTTGGATTTCGGGCATGGAGATCAGATTGTAGTCTTTGCTCAGCTTGAAGCGGTCGAGTAATTGTTTTGTTCCTGGCATGTTTTCCTCCTATTCAGGTTGTTTTGAAACAAGTCTGATCGACTGCCATGCGTCGTAGCGTCCTTCCTCAACGGCCAGCTTGCGCTCTTCTTTGCTCAGTTTTTCATACTGGGCTTTGGTCAGCAGGGTGGTGGTGCTTTTGGAGTCGTTGGGGTCGGGGTCGTCGGGGAGCTGTTTGGTTATGGGTTCGCCTTTGGCCATTTTGGTCACGGTGTCGTTGAGCGTTTTCACGGTGTCCACAAGGTCGGTAATGACCTTGTCTTTGTCGGCTGCAGCTTTCGCCAATGCGGCGGCCTTGATGGTCTGCAGCTCTTCCAGCTGGGCAAGCACTTCGGGGCTGAGTTTGTCGGCGTCCGTGATGTTCTTTTTCACGGTGCCTTCCTTTTCGGCGACCATGTCCTGCAGGGTCTGGATGATTTTTTTCAACTTGGTGACTGTGCCTTTGCCCAGCCACTCCTTGGCTTTTTCTACATCCAGTAGATCGGCCAGCACGTCAACTTGGGCGGCTTCTTCCACGGGGTAGCCGTAACACGCTGATTTGACAAGAGCAGTCAATGCGTCTTTAAGTTCTGGAGGAAATGCGTCCGTATAATCCTTAAAAAGATTCAATGCGTCAACAATGCCCTTGCTGTCTTCGTCGCCAAGGGCCTTGACTTTTGCAATCTCTTCATCGGTCAACGTCGTGTCTTCACCCAGCACTTCTTTAAGCATTTCGATGAGTTCCATTAGGTTTCTCCTTTTTTTGATGTAGAATTTTTTGCGCACGGCGCCAGCCTCCACAAGGCTGATTTCGTCGATGTCCATTTCACTGAGTCTGCGTGCAGCCATGGTAGCCTCCACATCAAAAAATTATTTGATTGTTGAATCCCCCCGAAAGATGGTTGGCATTCAACGCCCGCAGGCATCTGCGGGCCTCGAACGCCAGGCGTCAGCATGCAGTCACATCTAACCGCTGCCTTCGAGCCCTCAAATCTAGCGATTTGTTACGCTAACAATCTATATAACTCAACTGGTAGTTGTCAAGTCTTATTTTTCGCAGCCGTTGCGGTGCCACCCATGCTGAACGCATTGAGGCGCCCGTCGGTGATGTCTTTCCACACGGCGTCATTGGTGACTTTGACCATCATCCACCAGCTGCCTTTCTTGACGGTCTTGCCGCCGCGCGTGATGTTTTGCTCGGGCTGGAATGTTTCGAGTATCGGGAACTGATAGGTGTGCCCCGCGTGCTGCACTTTTATGCGGCTGGTGTCGACCGCGTATTTCTCCATGAAGTGATACATGGCCTCGCGGATTTCATCGGCACTGGTGATGTCGCCCTGCGTGTCAACTACTTCGGGTTCATACACCACGCCGCCCACGATTTGCTTGCTCTTGACCTGCTTGTAGATTTTGAACAGCCACTCGTCCTTGATGACGCCCTTGTTGCGCAGCTTGGTGCGCTCTTTGGCCCACGCAGCATCGTCGTCCCATTCGTGCGTTTCGTACCAGGCCTCTTTCATGTTGCACACATTGCCGATGGGCTGTTCGTTGCCGCAAGTCAGGCAGCGCGGGTGCCCGTTCGGGTGCGTATATTTGGCCGCTTTGAACTGGTGCGGCTGTGCAGCAATCGGCCTTTGGCTGCTGGTTTTTATGCGCTCGGTTTCGGCGTCGCACTCTTTGCGCTGTGCTGTCGACAGCTCCTTGGTCACGTCAATGGCGGCAGACTTCTGGCCAGGCCCTGGGCGCTCGGCGCGTCGCATTGTGCCGCCACAATTGGGGCATTCAATTTCGGCGCAGTGCTGGGTGCTTTCCATGGTGTGGCCGCAA